GAGGGCTGATTTGTAGGCTGTGGAACTTGTCCTGCTGGATCTAGTTCACCGCCATCTGGTGTTGGATTGTCTTGGTTTATAATAATCACCTCCTCTCTCCAACGCTGGCTTGTTTAACGTCTATCGCTCTTTCGTGGACGACCCGTGTAGGAGCCTTTAACGTCTCTGTCGTGGACGATCCGTGAGTTTCCTACAATCCTCATTTGTCTGCTGCAAGACAGGCCATGGGCAGCAGACTGATGAAAATTTTAAGAACTTACTTTTAGGCTGGCCCCAGGACCTCTGTATGCTGTCCCTGGATTTCTTGGAATAGATGTGCCCATGTTACTTTTCTTTGATTTAACAGCCTCAGCACCTTCTCCTCCGTGCTGTGGGTGTTTCATGTCAGATTTTTTGTACATAGCAGCTTCTTTTCCTTCACCACCATATTGTTTACCTTTACTTTTTAGAGCTTTCATATTTTTCACCTCCTTTAATAATCCTCGTTATTTGGATTTGAGGAATTAACCTCAGCCCCACGAACGTCTAAACCGAATCGCTCTTGGATGTCCTCCTGAGCTTTAGAAAGGTTTTTACCTGGATTATTAACATCTTTATTGTAATCAGCTCGTGCCCCAACTAAATCGACTGGCTTAAACTCTGGACCTTCACCGTCCATCATTTTTTCCATATAAGCCTTTTGCTTTCGCATGTGCCTTTTAACTTGAGTCATCTCGTCTGTTTTTACTGAAATAGGCATATAATCACCCCCTTTTTCTAGCGATTCTGTTTTTCTCCATATTGTAAAAGAATTTTTTTAACGGGTTTTTAGGTGCATTTGCCTCAAACAATTTCTCCCTTGCAGCTTCAGCTTCTTTGGCTCTTTTGTTTTGAACATAAGACTGAGTTCTACCATAAAGAGACTTAGCCATCTGCTCTGGGTTAGATGACCCAATCCCTAATCCTTTTGTTTTTCCTTGATATGTCATATTTATCTACTTTGCCTTAACGGTCTTCGTGTCTTCACGCTCCTTTCTTGTCTCAAAGGTCTTTTGCGCTCTTTCCTTTCCAGGGTAGCTTTTCGAATTGCTCTCCCTGGTCTAGTCTCCTGCCAACGAAAACGCTTGACCGTAGGACGCTTACCATATTTCATTTTTTAGATTCTTTAAAAAGATCTGTATATCCTGGTCCTCGATAGTCAGGTGCTCCAACACTGTGATGCAGTTTAGGCGTTTCTGTCTTTTTTGCCTTTTCCTCGCCACTTGGCTTCCAGCCTGTTTTTCTCATCGTGCCATAAATATATGCGTTTTGTCTATCCTTATCACCAGGAAATTTCTTCTTAGCTGTTTTTTTAAGCTCACGCTCCATTTTTTCTGGCATTACATCCCCCCTCCTCCTTGTAGGGTTGCTGCTAACATTGTGGCCAAATCAGCTGATGGGGCCATTCTAGGTCCGCCACTCTGTTGCCCACCACCGACAGGTGCTCCTTGTGGTGCACCACCTCCAGCCATAGCTGCCATAGCTGCTTCAGGTCCACCTTCAGCCCCACCAACTTCAGGACCTTCTGGACCAGTTGGTGCTGCTTGCATCGTTCTCTTGTAACGTGAGTAGTTTAGATGCTCGTTCATGTGCGCCCGAATGATATATCCATATTTCTTGTCGTCTGCTGCTTCTCTGTGAACCGCCATGTGGACTTCGTGGTCATCATCTGGATATACAGGCTGTTCCTTTCCTTCAAGCATTAGTTCATTTTCAGCTACCGCAATTTGCTCATCCGAAAGCTCCTCTCCAGTTGCTTTCAAGACTGACTGAGATGGACTACCTGCCCTCATTTGAAGGATTCTTTCCTCTCGTGTTCTTTGTAAAACCCCATCAATATCTCCAAACTCCAAGTATTCCAGAAGGGTCTTTTGGTCTATTGCACCCAATCGGTACAACTCTTTAAGCCTTTCTTGTCTGGCTTCTTTAGTGTAAGCCAGCCAGCTTCCAACCTTTACTCTAACCTCATTATCAGCCCCAATAATTGCAAGAGGGAGTCTCATTTCTCCAAATTTGTAACCCTCTTTTTGTTGTGTTCTTAAACGATCTTTAGCGTTTTCCCCAGCAGCCATGAAATAATCCGGCTTTCCACCTTCGCCAGTAACCATAATTAGGCGAGCTGAGTTCCAAGATTCTGCCACCATTCTCAAAATCTTTCTTCCTGAGCGAGAAAGGAAGTCTTCAAGGTTGTCAACCAAATCATCTTGGTTTGTAGCATCGGCCTGACGAAGTTCAGCAATACCTACACCTGATTTCACACCGCTTGGAATTCTTCCCAGGGTCACATCGTGAGCACCTGAAAGATCTTCAAAATATGTTCTAAATGCAGCAATCTGTTCTCTTGGTGCACCTGGAAGTGGGGCAATAGGCAAACTTGTAACAGTAGACCCACGATTCTTCTCAATTATCTGCCCGTGCTGATTAACAATAACCCTGACACCAGAATTTTTATCAATAACGAATCGCCCTCGTGCAAACAGGTGGTTGTATTCAAAAATATGACTTTCAAGAGAATCAATTACTCTGTTTATAGGAATTAAATGCTTGGCCCAGCTTTCTCCGTAAACTTCCAAGGGTGTAAGATCTCCCTGGTAAATCTCAAAAGGATACTCTTGCTGGTCAAATAACTTGTTATAGACAGGGCGGTCTAGTTGGTCTAGAAAGTGCATAACTCGCATCTTAAAGGAGCCGTCCTCTTGACGCTCCCTTTTCCACATTTCATACACGGTTACAGTTGGAGCATTTCCTTGTGATTCTTGATGACGGTGTTGAGTCACCTGCATCAAAAACCTCTTATATTCCGCTGAAGCTAATTGATTTTGAGCTTGAATCTCTCCCGTGTTTTGGTACTGGGGATTATTTTTAACAATCTCCAAAGGCATAGTGCTTGTTTTGAAAACAAACTCAGCACCATGATCTGTGTCGTTGATGTTGGCAGATCTCACATTTGGATCAATGTAAAAGTCATAAGGGTCTACGGTGCGAACAATAATTCTTCCGTCTGGTCCTATCTCGAATTGCCAGATGCCAACAGAGAACACCAAAGCCTGTGTGATAACCTCTTTAATTGCCCTTTTGATATCAGATTTCTCATAGATATAATCCAAGATTTTTCCTGAATAGCGAGCATTTTCTATTGCTGATTCTGTTGTTACACTAGGGAGGACTTCCCATTTTGGCCTAAAAGAAGTAACTTGGTTTCTTACCGCCCTCAAATGCGCCCACATAAGGTTGATGGGGATTTTTACTCCACTACGATTTCCGAAAGTTACCGTGTTAGTGTTTCGGTTGTAGCGTGCGTAATGATATCCACGAAGATAAAGGCTTCGGACCAACCATTCCCAATCATGTTTTCTTCTGGTTTCTTTGGAGTAATTAAAAAGACTTCTGGCTGTAGCTACAAGCTCTTTTTCTCTTTCTTCCTCCATCTCTTCAGCAATTTCTTTTACTGAGAATTCAGGGGTCTCTTTTGTAGCATTGTCTGCTCTTTTTGCTATTTTGTCGTTTTTCTTTTTTGTTGCCATTTTATACCTTTACTTTTCCATTGGAATTTCCATAAGGATCAACATAATCACCTTCAACATCAACTTTCACATCACCTGGAACCGTCATGGGATAGTGCTCATTAAGCTCTACCATATTGGGAGTTTCCTCGACTATTTCATTTTTGGTGGGACGTGGGGTTGCATATTTAGGCTGGTTTTCCACAGCAGTCTTTAATTCCCTGATCTCCTGCACAATCATCCGTGTAGAAATATATAGGGCAGCTAAGATTAGGACAGTTAATATTATTTCCATGTCTATAAATGCAAAAACGACACTCCTTCGAGTGCCGTGCAGTCTTTGCTTGGCCAGTGGCCCAGGCTGTTATAAATACAGGAATATCACTTTTTGATATTCTCTGTCAAGGTAGACCCTTTACTTGTAGGGTTGTTTTTTTGCCTAAGTGTCACTTCGTCCTTGAAAACTATATCACGAATTACCCCTTCTCTCATAATAAGTTGGAGTGTGATTTCCCCAAAACCAGTGATTTTTGACATTCCTTCTATCTTGCGATCTAAAGTAGAAATAACTTGAGACCACCAGCTGACTGGCATGTGCATAGCCTGTGGTGCATTTGGGTCTTGGGTTTCTTGTGGATTTTGTTTTTCTTCAGCCATTTTTAGATATCGTCTAAAGATACAGGTAGTCCCCCTTCTAGACTCCCTAACATATTACCATCTTTTTCCCCATAAGGTGAAGTCCTAGCCATGTCGTTACCTTTACTCCTTTGTAGTGGAGTAACAATTTCATATCCACTGGGAGTTCTTGATGGGGCAGGGAATCTTGACATTATCATGTACCTCATTGCATCAATAGCGTGGTCATTCCAATCCCTTGGAAGCTCTGGCTCGTTTCTTGAAACAAGTCCTCGCATCCTCTTCCATTGATATTGTGGAATCTCGGAAATTAAATTAATACAATTACTAAAAATAAACAAGCGTGGAGCACCCACCTGGCTAGTAACGGGGTGTCTTCTGTTAGGATCCACACGCATAAATTCACGAACACGGTTTAGCCCACCCAAAAGCTCATTGTTTGCAGGTGTGGCCCAAATACCATAGTCTTCATATTCCTCTAAAACCGACCAGGGCATACCGTCTTTCTCTCGTGTTTTGGCCTGTGTTGAGGGGTCTATCAACCAAAAAGAAATCTCTTGCCCTTCTGATTTTCTCAAGATTTCTTTGGCGTGTTGGGAAACTACGCCAGGATTATAATATTCATCGTAAATAAAAAGATTGTTGTCATAGTCTATAGCTCCCCAAAGCACAGCTGTCGGGTTAACCATACCATGATCTATGGCAACCAATCTCTCCCATCCTTCTGGTATTGGAAAAGGTTGGATCACG